CTTGAGCACGCCCACGTCATTCGAGAGGGTGAGATACACGAAGCCGTTGAAGCCATCGGCCAACCAGGTACGAGCCAGAGATGGACGAGCCGCGATGTCCAAGGTGCTCTTGGTGGACGCGACTGGGTCGTATGCGTACAACTTCTGCTTCGTTGGGTCTTGGACTTCTGCGATGTCATAGTTCCCCACAAACCAGAGCTGACCGCCTGAGGCGATCAAGTTCGAATTCATGGAGCGAGGAGACCCGTTGAAGGTCTCAGGAATGTTGATGGACAGGGATGTCGGTTGTTGAGTTGCGATGTCGAACTCGATGATCTGCGAGAAGGCAGCGCCATTCGTCACGTACATCTTGTTGCCCAACTTGGCAATCCAGTAGGGCGTGAAGGAGGAGCCAGTCCGAGCTGTTGTCTTGGAATAGGCGCTCTCGCTATCTGCGATTGCAGTCACAGTGGCACCCACTTCAGCCAGGCTTGGCTCACGAGTGACTCGGATGAATTGACTTGAGGTGATCGAGATGACAGTCACTAACCGAGGCTTCTGTGTCCGTCCTGAGTCATAGCGTGGATAGTGCAGCTTGGTCAACGTGTCCCAGGTGGGCTCGTCATCAGAGGAGGCACCCCAGTACTCGTAGATGTAGATTCCATTCGAGGCGGTTACCCAGAGGTAACGTCCATCATGACAGATGTTGGCTGCACCAGCAAGTGAGGTCGTCAATGTTCCAGTCGTGAGCTCAGCACCAGTCGACTTGTAGATGTTCTCGATCTTCCAGCTCATATCGTTGCTCCTCGCACAACCTCAAACGAGAAGTTGGGAATTCGACCAGATGGACCAAGGTCAAAGTCATTCAGCGCCAGGTACGCCAGTCCTCGGTAGGCAGGAGCATCTGCGGCACCAACTCCCGACTGATAGGTCGGATCTGCCGTCTGCGAATCCGTGCCCAGATACAAGGTGCCAATGAGCGGCTTCACGTCAGTGCGCGAGTCGATGATCAAGTCCCCATCGGCCCAAATCCGGGATATCCCCAAGATCGGACCAGCACAGATTCCAATCAAGCAGTCAATCTTGTAGCCGGTGGTCACCGTGGTCGGACCCCCCTTGCCAGATCGATTCTTGATGTCGTAGGTCGTCTTCTCGGCTGCCCAGATCATGTTGCCAGCAACTCGCTGTCGACCAATCACGTAGGGAATCGTGGTTCCATAGGCTGCCGTCTGCACGCGAAGATCACCAATCGAGTCCTGGCGGATCTCCTGCTGGCTTGACGCGTAGGCTGAGCCAATCACCCAACCGGCTTGAGCACCAGTCGGACCACCTACCAGGTAGCCAACAAAGGCCGATGCGGCTGGAATGATCAGTTGAGACATTACTGAGGACCCTTCATTCGATTCACGGAACCAGTCAGAATACGCACCTCGCTGTGGAAGGCGGTGGGTTCAACGGTCACCTTGCCGGTGTTGAACATGTCGATGAACTCGTCCTCGACATCACGGAAGAAGAAGACTCCTCTTCGGCCATCCTGGAGATGGATTCGGTCAAGCTTGCAGCCGTACATCTTGAGCGAGGCAGCAAGGACAATGTCGGTGGTTGGGTATTCGAAGTGGATCATATGATGTCCTGGTATGAGAATGTGTTTGGGTATGGAAACGAATAGACAAAGGCAATTCTCTTGCTAAGGTCCTCGTTGAGGGTATTTAGGACAACCTTGCGTGCCTGAATGGCAGCATGGACAATCTGATCTTCGGCCACCAGGATGCCCAGGTGGCCCACGGCACGGCCATAGCGGAAGCAGACGATGTCTCCAGGAAGTGCCTTGTCCTGCCGCTTGCACCCAAAGAACTCCAACGTGGTCAGAAGCACTTCCTCTCGGTTGTGCAGGTGCCACTCGGGTGAGTAGTTGTTTGGAATCTGGGTGCCAGCAGGAATCAGCCCTGCCTCCTCTGCAACCGCTGCAACGAGTTGGGCACAGTCTACCCCGACGTTCCTAACTCGTGCCTGGTGGTGATAGGGGGTACCTACCCAGCCAAGGGCTGCCGCGATGATCTTATCTGAACGTGACATCTGTGTTGATATGTGGAAAGCCGCCAAAGTTGGCGACATTGTTGAACTTGGACTTGCAGGTAGCAAGGGACTTATCACAACCGGCCTTGACTGTGAACGTGTCACCTACACCAATCGTGAAGGCGGTAGGCAGGAACAACTCGACTGACCCAACTGGATTCTTCTTGACGACCACGGAAAGTCCTGAGTTGTTTCCTGACGTGAAGGTCAGCACGCCATTCGCAAAGAAGGCCTCGGCTTGGGTGCTTGCGGCACCTGTGATGTCGAACTTCCACTTGGCCACGTTGATGGTACCGACTGCACCCGTGAAGGTGAAGGCCCCACTTGCAACCCCACAGGCACCAATCTTGCCTGGTCCAACCGAGCCAAAGAGCTCGTGCCTGCACGCCGAGGTGTAGGTGATGCCGATGTTCTTCTCGAGCAACTTCATGTGGCTCACCAGTTCTACCTGGAAGCCATCTTCCGACCAGCCAATCTGACCAATGCGTCCCTTGAAGACGATCAACCTACCAGCCGATGGGTCTGCCCATGAGCACCAAGCAGCCTCTACTTGGGCATCATCAAACTTGCCGTCTTGCAGGTCTGCATCTGGCACCTCGATGACAGCAGCACCAAGTTCCTGGGTAGAGACCTGTGCATCTCCGGTAGACACGAACTTGATGGCATTCAGACCAGGAGCAGGTGTATACACAACAGAATCAACAACAAGATCAGTGTCGTGATCAGTCCAGCCATACGTGACTCCCTGCTGAGTGGTCAACTTGATGAGTCGAGCAATGCGAGGCGAGTTGGTGTCAAGCTCGGCCTGTAGGCCAACGGGAATCACTCTCATTCGAACACCTCAATCAGGGAGATATCTCCGATGTCGTCACCAAGAGACGTGTTGTCACTTGCGAGTGCCGACATGACCCAGTTCAGTTGTCCCTGGTCAAATCGAGCACTGAAGTAGAAGGTGCCAGAGATGGTCAATCCACTCGTGTAGCCAGCCACATGGGCACAGGGCACGCCATTCACGACCACCACCGAGTGAGCAACAACGGTAGATCCTGACTTGATTGCCACGTCAGCATCGAGGTTGAAGATGGGGTGGGTATCGAGGGGACTACGGAGGAAGAAGTTGTTTGAACTACCCGTGTAGACCAGTGGGGTGTTCGTCCATGTGTTCAAGTCAGGGTCCTTGAACTTGAAGGAGTAGAGCGAGCCCATGGCGGTGTCCGTGTAGAACAGGGCCATCGCCTTCCGGTCCTCTGCTCGAATCAAGCGAGCAGGCCACTTCCAGGTGGTGCGGTAGTTGGTCAACTTGTTCAGGCGGTACTCAGCACCACCATTCGTCACCACGGTAGTCGGCAGGTTGAAGTTGCGCTCCAACCCGTGGATGAGCTTCAAGTTGGGAAACAGTGCGTTTACAAATGCCATCATGCGGCCCTCAGGTTGTACTTGCGAGTGGCGTCATGAACGCCCATTGCTATTTCGCGCTTGACCATGTCGATCTGCTGGAGGAAGGAGCGAGAGTCAGTGGCACTGATGGACACATTGACAGAGGTGTTTCCACCCGTGTTGAGCAACTCGTTAGGAATGACCGTGCCACCCGTGTTGAAGGTCTTCAACTCAGGGCCGTTCTCACCAACCCAGTAGGACTTGCCTGCCTGGACGTCACCACCACCTGCTCGTGCGCCACCGAAGTAGGACGAGAGGAAAGATCCTGCCTGCCCAACGAGACCGCCAGTTTGTCCCTTGTCAAAGTTGGGTCCGAACAGCGCATTGGCCAGTCGAGCAGCCAACGCATTCGCGACCATCTGGTCGATGACCTTCTTGAAGGAAGATCCGAGGTCGTCCATCTTGCCCTGCATGAGGTCAAAGAAGAACGTGTCCAACGCCCCTTGAATTCCCTTGGCCGCATCTGCCCACCAGGAAACCACCTCGCCTGCCTTCTCCTTGTGGAGCTCAGCCAACTTGTTCGTCTGCTCTTCAGCATAACGAAGGAAGTCGTCTTGTGTGATCTTGCCTTCCTCGAGCAACTTGGCAGCAATCTTGATGTTGCGTTGCACATTGGCCGTGACAGTTGCCTCTGAACTGTCGAGGTAGGTGTTGATCTGCTTGGATTCCTCGAGAGCAACACGGATGTTCTCCCTACGACCAGCCTGTGCCTTTGCGAGGGCGTCAATCTCGGCTTGTCCAGCAGGAGACGTGCCTTCCTTCAACTTGTCGACCTTCAGCTCTTCCTTCTTGGCAGCAACGAGGCGCTCACGCTCATCTGCTGTCTTGCCAGTCAACGTTAGCTCATATTCCTGCAACTTGATGGCATCTTCCTCACCAGTCAACGTCTTCTTGGCAGCAGCGAGTGCATCTTCCTGCTTGATCTTCTGGGCGTTGTAGTCAACGCCACGGGCAAGATTGACCAGCTCCTGCTTCTGCAGCGGGAGCAAGTCCTTGTACTTACCATCAGTGACTTCGAACAGGGTCTTCTCAACAGTAGTTGCTTCCTTGGTGAGGTCGATTTGGCGAAGCAGGTCTTCCTTGGCTGCGATGAAGGGATCTACCTTCTCGGCACCTGCCTTGTCTGGTTGCTTGGCTGCGGCAGAGCGCTTCTTCAGGAGGTCAATGCGTGCCTGCTCAGCGGTCTTTGCTCGATTGGCAAAGCGCTGGCTCTCATTGTCCAACTTCGTGTCCTCAGCAATCAGTTCCTTGACCTTGACAATCTCGAGGTTGTACAATTCAAGGCGGCGCTGGATGAAGGCAGCAGTCGTGTTTGGAATGGCGCCCTGTGCCTGCTCAGCACGAACTTGATCACCAATCTGGATGCGACGCTCAGGAGTGATGTTCTCCTTGATGTTCAGCGCCATCGCCTTGTACTCACGGGTGGAGCGAGTCACGTCAGCAATCGACTTTATTGCCTTTGCGGCCCAGTCAACAAAGGACTTCACCTGCTCGCCAGTCGACTCAGCGACTTGGTTTTTCAGCTCTTTCCAAGCGGTGCCGAGATTTGTAAGCGACTTCTCTTGCTCGCCACCCATCTTGACGAGGTTGTCAGATGCAACACCACCAAAATCAGTGACGCGCTTGGTGTACTTGTACATGTTGTCACCGGCTTCACGGATGGCAATGGACTGCTCACGGAAGTTGGGACCAAGGAGCTGCATGACAGCGGCAGTCGTCTTGGCAGAGACCCCGATGGCGTCGTAGTTCTTGAGGATCTGGGCAGCAACTTGCTCTGGCTTCTGGTTCTTGATGTCCTCAAGCGACATGCCAAGTGACTCGAAGGAGAAGATCGTCTTCGCATTGTCCTCGTCCATCTTGTTCATAGAGCGAGTCAACTTGTCATAGACCTTGACAAGTCCCTCCACTGAGGCGCCATTCTCATCTGCAACTATCTGGAGCGCGACAAGGCGCTCACGGGAGACACCGAGCTTCTGTGCGAGCTCATCTTGTGCATCAGCGGCAGCACGGGCCGAGAGGGCCATTGCGGAGATACCGGCAGAAACCGCCACGACTGCCGCCACAACAGCAGTCGCAACCCCAGCAATGATACCCATTGACCCAGCAGTTGCAGCACCTGCCTCTTCAGCCGCAACTGCCTGTGCCTTGAGGGCGAGATTTGCATTGTGGGTCTCAGCTGCAAACTTTGCCTGCGAGTCAGCAGCATCAAGTGCCGCCTTGGCGGCAGGCGCCGAGCTTGCTCCCCTGATGAGAGAATTGAGATCCCCTCCACTCATCGAACCAGATTGCCCCTTGCGCTCTGCCTCGAGAGCAGCCTTCATTGCACTGAGTTGTGCTTTCTCCTCAGCACTTCTGCCAACTGCCTTTGTTAGACCATTGTCTGCCTTGTATTGCTCGTAGGCAGCGTGTGCTGGAAACTTGGCTTGATAGGCAGCAAGCTCCACTGAAACCTTCTGGGCGGCATTGAACGCCTCCAGTGCGACCTTGGCACCATTCGTCTTTCCCTCAAGAACCGTGAACGAGATGGCCGCCGCCTTGGTGATCTTGGAAAGTTCTGACGTGTTGTCAGTTGCAATCTTCACGCCAGTCTGAGTACCAACAACGCTGGCTGTCAATGACCCTGCCATATTCGACATGGCACCGGACGAGGTTGATGCTTGCTTGCCAAGTTGACCAACTTCTTCCTTGGCCATCCGCGCACCAGCGGTGGCCGCAGCAAATGACGCGGCTAGACCCTTAAGCGAGGCGAGTCCAGTACCAGTGAATGCCTGGAACATCCGACCAGCAGCCTCCGCGGCCCCATCGCCCCCTCGTGCAACATCCTGCAGATCAGCAAAGAAGGACTGCGCGTTCTTCCCTGCTTCATTGAAGTGGCCGCCAATCTTCTTGCTGGCGTCCTCCACTTTCTTGAGGCCATCGGCCGCCTTGGTATCTCCGAGACCCTTGAGCGAGTCCCCCAGCTTCTTGACGCCAGCCGAGGCCTCGTCCTTGAATTCCGCTAGAATTTGCACATTGTTATCTGCCATCATGCCCCCAACTTAGTGTGAAGTTCCTTAAGAGACTTCTCGTCATACCTTGCACCAGCGGTTGCCACGATCACTTGTCGCTGCATCTCCGCCTTCTCGAGGGACTGGGCATTCTTGCAGAAGAGGATCACCTGGTCGATGGACATCTCATAGATCTCCGTCAAGGTAAACCCCTTCACCCGTAGGTACGTTACAGTTTTGCCCCATCCGCCACCTTCGTCAGGTCCGCCATCGCCTTCATCAGGATGGGACGGACCCTTTGGACGAAAAAACTCAGATTGACCTCGAGAAAGATGGCGGCCACTGCGACCCCATCGTCCATCTCGACATCATCAAACCACGCCCTCGTCTTGCCAATTGACAGGCCGACCAGGGACAGAAAGTCATCGCCACCTTCAGCGATCAGTCGAATTGCGGCCGAGGCCATGTCGCCAGAGGCGAGCAGTTCGGAAGCAGGCGCAATGATGTTGCGACTTAGCTGTACCGCTTGGGTCAGCTGACCAATCTTGAGGGGCTTTACGCTAATCAGCTCATCGTTGATGGTGATCTCGCGGTTGGGAAACAGAACTTGAAGGTCAGACATGAAGTCTCCGTTGGTTATGCGTATAAAGGAAGAGGGTGTCTCCTTTCGAAGACACCCTCTATTTAGGGATAAACCCTAGTCAGGATTACGCCTGGACGTAGGTGAAGTACGGAGAACCCGTGGACACTTCAGCGGCTGGCAGGAGAGCGCCAGTCAGGGTCAGGACCGCAACGTCAGAGCCGATCAGGTCAAGCGCGGCAGCGATGCCTGGCTTTGCACGGTAGAACGTGGCGATCTGAGCCTTGTTGTCGAACTGAGACTTGCCTTCGAAGCGGAACACGTATTCCTTGGCAGTGGTCGTCAGAGCTTCCAGCTTGGTGGCGTAGGACGCGTAGGTGTAGGCCACCGTGCAGGGGACTGCAGAGGTACCGGTCACCAAGGTCGAACCAGACAGGAACGTGACCGTGCCATTGACGGCATCAAGCGTGTAGTCCACACCGGCCACGAGAGCCGTGCCAGGAGTCGTCTTCGTCACGACAACCGAGGAGACGCCAGGGTGCTTCAGGGGAACCATCGAGCCAGCGTAGGCATTGATCGATTCAGAAGCAACGGTTGCACCAGTTGCGGCTGCTGCCGTGCCATAGAAAGCACGAGCCAGGTTGGCGCCATCGATATTGCGGATGCCAATCGAGAAGCCAAGGTCGGTCTGAGTCACGATGTCCAGAACGCGAGCGCGGTTGCCCGAGTAGGATTCACGGAAAGACAGGGTCTGCTCCGTGCCAGAAATCGAGAAGCCGTCAGCATCACCAATCCAGGTGAAGCCACTTGTTTGTCCAGCCGAATCACGGGTGGCCACGTAGACCTTGCCCTGACCAACTGCGTAGTACTTGTCAGCCATTGTAGAGGCTCCTTAAGTGAGTTGTTTTGCATAGGCGGCATCGGCACTGAAGTTCAGCTGGTAGACAACGCGATCTGGATTAACCGAGATCAACGTGCAGCCATCATAGCCCCAAACCTTGCTACCTTCATCATTCACGATTGTCCCTCTCACCGCCTGAGAAGCATCGTCAATTAACTTGAGCTGTGTATCAACGAAGTCGACTTCTCCAGCGCCATACCCAAGAATGAGCACGACACTGTAGTTAAGACGCATCAGTTGGAATCGCTGGTGGTCAGGTCCTGTGTTCTGCATACCGGAGAACACGACCCAAGCAGCGGGTACCGCAATCAACGCCAGAGCGGGGTCAGCTTCAGTCCCGCCCATAGAAGCAGCCACGTTCTCGCCCAACGCGGTCACTGTCTTCAACTTTGACACGAGGTCGTTTGTGTAGATATCAATCATCCAATGCCCTCGTAATTCTATCAAGCACCTTCTTAGCAGCATGTTCTTTGACGACCTCTTCTTGTCGCATTTTCATGTAGACGCGAATGAGGTACTCGTATTCCCAGTCTGTTACCTCGATTTCGTCTCCTGCCTGGTAGTTCCCAGTCGGAGTCTCGTGGTTGAGGAGTAAGGTGATTTTACGCATGTATTTAGTGTTTCAGGAGATGTTGGGTAACGAAACGCCTGATTGCGTCCATGTCTCCTTGAGAGACACCAAGGAAGGGACGAGCTGGCATATTGATGGTCCCGTTCTGCAGGTAGGTCGCGTAGGGGACGGTTGTCGAGACAACAGCGCGATTTCTTGAGATGGAGGCAGTGATCGAGTTGAACAAGGTGCCCGTGTCATAGAGGAGACCAGAGCCAGCGGTGCCCGCCTTGATGCGAGCGGCCCGTGTGGCTGGTGCCCATGGCTCCCAGGCATTGCCATCGGGATCTGCCTTCGTGGTGCGAATGCGGGCACGAGATGAGGCCACGAGGTGGTCACCAATGTTCTGGAGAAGTGGAGTCGTGTCCTGGAGATTACGAAGGAGCTTCGTAATCTGCGTCCCATTGACGGTGACCTTTACCTTGCTCACTTGCCGACCTTCGTTGAGAGGGCGCGAACTGTGGTCCCATTTGGCGTGTGAGCGACTGTCTGCACGATGTAGCGTGCAGTGTCAATCTCGATGACGTCATTGTTGCGAATCAGATCAGACGGAGTCCAGGTCCAGATTTCAAGGCGGGTCTGCGTGGTGGCCATCTTCGTGGCAGCAGGAGCTGAGCCGTTGTCAGCCACGGCCCCAATGTTCTGCAGCGCGATTGGTAGATCAGTTGCCACCTGCTCGAACACCGTCTTCTTGTCACCAGTCAGGTTGTAGACTGGACGAAGGATGTTGACGAGATGGGTGGCGGTGACCCCAACTGGACCACGAAGTGGGGTGTTGATGAATACGATGAAGGTGCGGTCTTGTGCCTGGTTGCGGAGCAAATCGCCTGGCCTGACGGTGCCGTACTCGCAGAAGAGCTTGAAGTACGACAGTGGGTCCTCGGTCCCCTTCTTGAAGGAGTCGTCCTGGGAGTAGGCGAGGTTGAGGGTTGCCAGGTAGTTGCGCGTCTGGAGAGGCGTGATGTACGTGTCAGGCCGATAGTGTTTGAATTCCCAGCCGATGAGCTTGCCTACCTTCTTCATGGAGGAGCTGATCTTCTTGTCGATGGTGGTTCCGCTCATGGTATTCCTTAGATGATCTTGTGGTACTGGAGGAGCCAGCCGATGACTACGAGGGTGACAGACCCGAGAAAACCGAAGCCAAGGAGAATGCGCTTCACCTGTTCCTTGGTCACCGCGTGATCTTGTTCAACTCGATCAAGACGGTCCTCTGTCCGCTTGTCACGAGTGGCAGAATCTTCCTGCTTAATCTCGAGGACGTGAATCTTGGTGCCCTGATCTACCAGCTTGTCGATGGCGATGATGACCATCTTGTGGCTGTCCTTGATCATCGCGACAGTGGTCTCACCCTGTGCTCGAATTACAGCGATGTCGCCTCTCGTGCTCTGGATGTCATCTCTCGTACCTTGAATGAGATTGCTTTCATCAAGAATGTGGTCTCTGAGGGCGGTCCTGATATCCATCATCGTGGACTCAAGCACAGCGAGGCGCTCAGTTCCACCGAGGAGATCTGTGGTGCGACGCTGTGGAGTTTCGGTCATGCGGGTACCCAGGCACTTCCGTCCCAGTAGTTGATCTTACCAGTCGAATCCACTCGATTTGGAGTGGTGAAGGTGAGCTGTGCAATCTTGGCCAACTCAGCGGTGAGCTCAACTCGGACTGCCTCAGCAATCTGGGTAGCAGATGGACCAGAACTTCCAGTTCCACCGACTGCGTAGGCCTGTGCTCGCTCAGGCACCGTATACTGCACCAGCACGTTGTAGTTACCCAGAGTCGGCACCACCGGGTCTCCACCTCCATCTACGGAGATGTTTCCCTCGAGGACGAGGGTGTGAGCCGCCTCCATTGGACGAACTCGCCACCCATTCAGGAGGAAGAGGTAGAGCGAGATGTACAGGTCACCACCCAGCGGGTCTCCACCAGTGACTCGAAATGCCTGTTGGTACTTCGCGTTGTCACTTGTTCGGACCCACTCCTTCCAGCGGGAGTAGATCTCCCCGGTAGTCACCAAGGCGCTACCGAGAATGATCCGCTTGTTGGTTGGATCAAAGGTGATCACATCAGGTCCTTACGGGTTCTGGTAGTTACGTTCTTGTGCTGGAGCCAACAGGATGGACTGACCGGCAGCACGAGTGATGGATGCATCCACTTCCACGTACTGACCACCCGTCAAGCCAATGCCGAGGACCTTGACAACAGGCGTGGTGCCTGCAGTCCGTCCACCCTGGACATTGGTGTCATAGGCAAACGTGAAGGGCACCGAGGAGCCACCATAGGTGCCCGTGATTGGGTTGCCGTCCTTGTCGTTGACGATGACTGCCGAGGAGGTACCGAAGTTACCAGCCGGGGTCGTGTCGAAGAACATCCAGTACTTGAAGTCGCCAGAGCCAGCATTTGCACCGAAGTTCAAGGTGCCAGCGGAGACGAATGGGTACAGGCGGTTGACACCGTTCTTGTCGAACAGAGAAACCGAGTTCAAGTAGTTCGCATTCAGGCCGTCGATTGCCACCGAGGTCGAGCCAACTAGCACGTCACCGAGGAAGGCAGCCAGCGCATCTGCGGTGGCACCAGTCACGGTGCCGGCACCAGCATCGATGTCAGAATTCTGGCGGAGCAGGTACTGAAGCTTCTCGTAGATCTGCGTGGTCGAGGCCGTGCCACCCGAGTCAGTCACGATGATGCGGAACGGAGCCGAGGTGCCATCGATGTTGCGCATCTGGTCAGCAGCGAAGTACTCAACCGAGACCTGGTTCCATGGAGCCGTGGTGCTGATGGTCGCATCCGAGGCCGTGACCTTCAGGTCAGTTGCATTCGACAGCGGGAAGCGGTACGTGATGTACGACAGGGTCGAGGCACCAATTGCACTGTTGTTCGAGGTGGAGTACGTCTTGCCTTGCTCGCGGCAGTAGAGAGTGAACGTGTCACCTCCATCCGTGAAGTCAAAGTTGCCATTCGTGACGTCACCGTAGACCTGGACGGCCTGGTTGATTGGACCAGCGAAGGTGAAGTTTGCCTTCGAGCCCGTGTTCCAGCGGTAGTAAGGTTGGTCACCAGAGCCAATGGAGCCCAGTGAGACAACACCCATGTACTTCCGGAGGACAGCACCAGCAGAGGACTTCTCGGCCCAACCGGCGGTGCGAAGCAGAGCACGAGTTGTGTCGTCCTTTGGAGCCCAGCCGTTGATGAATTCGAACTGCTCTGGTGTGATGGCTTCCATTGGGAACGGGAACTTGATGAAGGTCGATGACGACTTCCACTGTTCCTTGAGCCACGAGTACAGGCACTGGCCTGAGACGCCACCAGTCGAGCCAGCCGAGGTCACAGCCCCAGTTGTCTTGATCTCGATGGTCTTGGCGGTGGTGTCAATTGCGATGTCGGTGGTTAGCGCAAGAGAATCTGGGTCGACGATGATGGCCATTTAGTCCTCACATTCAAGTTGGTAGTTTGGGTTCGAGAGAAGGAGGTTACCATTCTCAAGAGTTGCGATTTGCTGTACTTCAAAGGTGAAGTCATCAATCTCCGCAGAGTCACCCTTATTTAGGGTGGGTAGGACGTGCCCTAGGTGGAGCCCGTCAGTAGTTTTAACGATTCTCATTGGAACTCCTTAGGGTGGGTTGACGTAGTTTCTGTCCACGACCTGCTGGATCAGGATGGAGTCATCCGTTGACTTGAAGGTGTACGGCAGGTAGATTGGTTGGTACCCCATCGCGAAGATGGCAATGACACCTGCTACTCCACCACTCGAGTGGGAGAAGGAGAAGGTTGTGCCAGAGGATTCAGTACCGCCAATCTCGGTTGCTGTCGAGGGGTCTGTGCCAGCGTAGACGCGCACTTCTGAGCCAGCAACTAGGTTGGTGAAGCCGAGAATGACAGAGTCAAGCGGGTATTGTGGCGCAATAACAGCTGCAGTTGTTGTAGTTGGGATAACAAAGTTCGTGATGAAGTTAGCAACGTTGTTGCTTGTTGATGTGAACTTCGCCTTCAACTTGAACCCGCTAGACACATTACCTTCCGCTTGCAGATTTGCCTGTGTCATCGTAATCCACGTTCCATTCCATCCAGACCCCTTGTCAATCTGGTACTGGAAGCTCACATTAGATGAACTAGAAGTAACAGCGCTTGATGCCAGTGTCTGGTGACCGTAGATAAAGTACGGGCACTCCACAATCACATAGTCGCCTGTTGCAGCTAGATACACCTTTCCGCCAGCCTCAAGTGACGATGATGCTGATGTAAAGTTCGTACTAAAGTAACTTGCAGTCTGTACAGTGGGTTCAAGACATTGAATGGCAATCTTTCCAGATGTACCACCCATGTGAAAGTCTTGAAAGTTAGTACCTGAGGCACCTGCAATGCCAAATCCGTCAGGTGAGAAAGTGGCACCATAGTTGATGTCGCGAATAACGAAACCTTGACCAATCTTGTTGTTACCAGCCACGATGGCTGATGGTCCAGAGATTGACTCAAGCAAGAAGTTCTTAGAAGAAAAGTCGGCCACATTCAACGCTGCTGTGCGGGTGTTTGTAAGATACAAACGTTGACACTTCGAGATGATGTTTGGGTCACCTACGTTAGTAGCTGAAATGTTTACTACATATGTTGGGTACAGTGTTGAGGTAGACCCGACATTCAAAGGATTATTGTATGTGCCAAAGTTTCTGATACGATGCCCAAAGCCGCCTGCGATATTCACCACCCCTGCACTTGCATAGGGATGTGCATTTGAGATAGTGCCGGCTCTACCAAAAGTAAGACCATCAATAGTAGTGTAGTTGCTTAATAGGTTAAACACCTGATTTGAGCCAGTGGTTGTCGTATCGCCGTGTGGCTTCTCAACATAATCTGTATTGATGAATGAGATATTTGGCCCCTGTATGTTAAATGTTACACCACACAACTTAGTGTTAGTGAATGTTACATTAGACCCACTCATCCCCTGTACTAGTGGTGTGGTGTTAGATGAAAGTTGATACACCCAATCAAAGTTGTTGATTGTAGCATTGTACAATGGGTTGATTGCCACGGTGTTGGAAACAGGGTTTGAGTAAAGCTTGAAGTTATCAATCGCAAGAGTGCCAATGTTGCCCGAAATGTCGAACACACTGCCCGAGGAATAACCAGAGTTGATTTGGCCGCGAGCGCAGTTAGTGATAGACATGGTTTTGTAGCTATTGATGCCACGAAAGCCATAGAACACACTGTTTGTGATTGTGCAACTGTAGCAAGCGTTAGCATCTAGACCAATGCAGAACATGGCCTTATCAATGTCGTACACCCCACAACCTGTAGAGTTGGTAAGGCGAGCGTTAGAGTTGATTGATGATGACACGTTGCTGTTCAGATTGCGAGAAGCTGCAAGTGCCATTCGCATAATCACATTCGGGATACGCACTTTGCATCCAGCTGGTGGAGTGTAGCTCGTGGCAGACGTTCCATTGTGTCCGATGATTACTTGGCCAGATGCTAGACATCCAACAAGCTTTGTTCGCGCATCTGCAACTGGCTTCCAAGCATTTGCCCACATCACCGGTTCAACAGCAGGATACCATTCGAAGACACCAGAGCCAGGAGCAGTCTCAATCTGAACACCTGGTACTTGTGACAATGAACCCCCGCCATTGATAGGCGTGGAGATGATTTGCCCTGGAGTTCCCGTGGTGTTATCAAGATAGAACCACTCACCACGAATCTTGTGTCCACCACCACGGTTGGTATTTTGAAGTATGAATGCGGCATTCGAGTCAAACACTACCTCAATCCAGCCAGTAACATCAGCAGAAGTAGCACTTGCACCGATGCCAGTAAGTGCTCCAGCTGAATAGGTGCCTCCAGTTACTTCTCGGAACTTCAAGAAGCCAAATGCAGGCATTGCAGTCCCAACAGCTATTGGGGCTGCATCGATTGTTGCCCACACGCCAAGCAAGTACCCTGATACACCGCCTTTTGTGATGGTCGTACCGATTGCTGGGACTGTTCCTGAGCCGGTGTCAAAAGCCATCCAGCGAACAGCAAGACCAGTCATGTACAATGAACCACCAGGCGCATTGATGGCACAGTTTATGCCAATCGTGCCAGTCATTCCAGCAGGTGCATTTGCATGCCAACGTGTGTCAGTACGGATTGTAAGTGTGCCTGGAGAAATGGTCCAGCTTTCACCGGCAGTCCGCGCAGTACCACCATCAAGGAACGTGTCAGTTGTAATTGTTGCCATCGCTTATGCCCTTATCCACAGATCACCAACCGCTGGAGAACTCGGTGCCGTCATTGACAGAGTCACCTTGGCTCCAACCACACTGGTAACTGGATTTGAAATTACGTTGATTGTGTTCTCTACTGGAACTACCGTAGTTCCACCTTCGATAGAGATTACCTGAATCGAGTTCTGCGTTGAAACAACCGCAACCCCCTCTTCGACCCCAATGACCGAGATTGCTGGCACCAGTGACACCAGCGTGACATCTCCTTGGGAGGTCACGACATAGGTATCTTGCTCAGCAACGATCATGATGCCGTCTTCTCCAGATTGAGGTTGCCCTCGAGGAATTTGTCGACCTTGCCATCCGCGTAGGTAACGAGCACGTCCCAGACACCCTGAGTCCAGGCCATGGCCGAGGTCTGCGCAGCCGAGAGCTCAAGCCGACAGTGCCCCTTGGTGGGCTCAGGAATCGAGGCAGTGAAGGTGAACAAGTTGGCCGTGTCGCCAATCTTGGCCTTCGCCTTGGCAGAGATTGTAGCTCCAGTCAGGTCACGTGGGGTCTGACCCGCGTCATCGACAGGCAACTTCTTGTCATAGACGTCCAGCACGTAGAAGTCGAACTGGAAGCTCGCCTTCTTGTTGATCAGTAGATTTTTGGCGCCTGCTTGCATTATTCGAACTCCTGTACAATGAACTTGAGCTTCACCTCAGCTGAGTTACCAACAGAGCTGCCCTTGTTGACACGGGTCTGGGTAACGAGGTAGTTGGTGTAGAGAGGAATACCCGCGGTAAGCGTGTAGCTGGGCTGCCGAGTGAAGGCGAGATGTGGACCACCGACAGAGAGACAGGGCCAAACTTCGGGAGACATGACGGTGCCATCTTGCTTGACGAGCCAGATCATGTTCCCTTGGTAGGAATCAGTCGGCTCAGCGTAGTCACTAGCCAGTGCGTAGAAGACCTGAACGCCATCTGCCTCGCCTGCTGTTTCCATCGAGATTTGAATGTGCAGGTTCTTTACCTTCTCGCCATCACCGGTAATCTTGAAGAAGGTGTACACGGGATAGGACAGGTCTTGAGCACCAGCATCAACTGGGCGAACAAGCGAGGCAGAGCTCGTTTCCTTGGTGGGGTAGTACTCAACCAGATAGACACCCGAGTTCTTCATGTTGAAGTTCACGACCTCAATCGGAGTGCCACGACCAGAGATTACCGGTCCCTCGTCTCGATACATGGTGATGTCGATCATAGACGCATGCTCAGTGAGCGAGCACCTGAGACATCGGAGGTACCGAGGTAGATGCCAGTGCCCATCGAGGAGAGCAACTCAGCAACCTGCTTCGGCATGTCCAGTGGACCCTTCTTGGCGGTGACCTTGAGTGGACCTGCCTCGAGACTGGTCAGTTGACCGAGGTCTACATCGGAGAAGTAGCGGTCTTCCTCAGTCCAGTACCAGATGGCGAGCTCACAGGCTGCTTGCTGAACTTTCGCTGGAACCACTGAGGTCGAGTAGGAAGTTCCCTCGTCATCGTAGATTCCACGACGAGGCCAAAGAAGGGGCTGCAAACGGGAGGTCTTCAACCCACCGTACTTGAAGGTCTCGAGCATGTTTGATGCGCGAACCAGCAGAGATTCCTTCTTTGGCTCGTCAAAGTCAGCCCAAGCTTCAGCGCCAAACCTCAATGAGAAGTACGTGTCTGCATACGCCACATCGGTGTAGCAGTTCATTGTTGGGCTCGTGGGAGTTGCGTCAATCATTCTTTATCTCCAAGATGCGGTCCTTGAATATCTTGGCCTCATCCGCGTTCAGGTAGAGCTGGTCACCGCGTTGTGCCGAGATCTGCCTTGTGCTGATGAAACCGTGTATCCTGTCCGTGATCACAAAGAGACGTCTGCCTTGCGCATCCATCAACTTGACCACGGGAGTAGACTGCTTCCTCATCGTTAGGTACCTCTATTTAGTGGTTTCCAGGCAAAAGAAAGGGCCCTCTTTCGAGAGCCCTCAGGGATTAACCCTTAACCTGCTTAGTTCGCACCAACTGACGAAGAAGTCAGGGTCGTCCAGACAGCATCGGTGTCGATGAGGCCGAACTTGAACACACCATGCCAGCCCATGTTGACGAAGCGGTTCAGCTTGTCGTTCTGGGTGATGACCATGCCAGGAGCCTTCGAAGTAGCCATGCCCAGGCCGTTGAAGCCCAAGAACGAGGACTTGTAGGCATCCACCGTACCTGCACCAGCCTGGTCGGCAAATGCGCAGTCGTTGTTGCGGATGATGATGAAGCCCTTGTACACGCCAACTTCGTTGTTGAGCGCGGTTGCTGGATCAGCATACTTGACGACATCGGTCCAGTCACCAGCAGAAGCGGCAGCACGGAGGTCCGTGATCACGTCATCGTGCATGAAGGCAACGTACAGGCCATTGCGGACAAACGGGATGGAGGCACGAGCCATCTTGTTGTAGACCTTGTTGAGCAGCGCGCCAGTCATGACGTCAGCAGCCAACAGGCCGGCTTCGGTACCAGCGCCTGGGATCAGGACATTGGCAGAAGTTTCAAGAGTGCGAGTAGCCAGCACGTTCATCGTCTTGGCAACGTTGTCACCAACGAGGCGAGCAACTGCGAGGTCAACCTTGCCACCGGTCTGCAGCGAGGCGAGAGCGGTAGTCGTCACAACCTTGCCGTACTCGACAGGAGTGAGGATGATCTGCGAGTCCGTGACTTCAGCAGAGGTCACGTCTTCAGTTTCGGTCAGAGGCGTGATGGCAGCAGCCAGCTTGCCATACTTCGGGAACTGGATCGACACAGCACCAATGTTGGCACGGTACTGGACGAATGGGGTCATGACATCGCCTTGCTCGGCAGCAACGATGAATCCGGCATCATAGGCCTGGATAACGCTGTTGTCGACTGAGGTGACAGTCGTCATTACGGTAGTGAAATCAGCCATTTAGCTGCTCCTTTGTGAGTTACTTGCGATACTTCTTCAGCACTGCTTCGATAGCACCGTAGGGATCTTTCGCCTTACGGGCTGCTTGCAATTCCGTCTCGAAGGCATCCTGCGTCCTAGTGTCCGCAGCACGCTTTACGTCTGGGACCTGTGAAGTGCCTGTAGTAGGCGTAGAGTTCCCCTTTTTTGGGTCTTCTTGTGCCTCCGTAAACAGGTACGGGTCGCTGGCCTTGACGGCATTGATCATCTCGGCAACGCTCTCTAGGACAATTTGTCCATCGTCACCAAACTTGATTTTGGCCTGATCTAGAAGCTTCTGCACGGTTGTTGGATTTCGAGCACCTGATGCTACCAAGGCGGTGGTTACATGAGTGTCTACTTCCTTCTTGCGTACAGTCTCCTTGAATCCAGTGAACTCCTCATAGAGCTTTGACTTCTCAGCAGTGATGCTGGCAAGTTCTCCACGAAGGGTCTTCAGGATCTCAGAATCCTTACCAAGTTCACGCAGCTTCTGCTTCAACTGGTCTCGTTCTGCAACGATACTGGCCAATTGGTCATCTGCGCTAGTCTGTTGGGTCTGGTCGACGGTACCAGTGTGGTCTACATTCGTCATGACGACGGGGTCTCCTGTCCGGGAAGTATTGGGATGAGTATTAAGGCGATTGCTCGCGTGAATCTATTTAGTGAAATTCAACCTACGATGGAGGGAAGTTGTGCCAAAAGAGGTCCCGTCATCCCATCTGGTGCTTGGTCTGACCAGCCCTCATCGAGATAGGACGCGTACTCAGTATCATTCGTGAAGGTCGTCTCCTCGACATCGAAGTCCATCTCCCACGAGTCTCGACAAAGGCCGGTATCGACAGGTGTCAGGTCCTTCAAGGTAGAGAGCACCTCGTCACAGATGTCAGCCCACCGGTCCTCATCGAACCTGGTGTTCTGGAGAGTGAGCGAGATGCCAGGCAAGTTACACCTTGACTACCGTGGCCACAGTGCCCGTGGTAGGTGAACGATTGGGTGTGGCCGGAGCCTCAGCATCAATCTCGATGATCTTCGCCTCTGCCTCAGCACGAGACATGCCCTTGACTTCCATGAAGTAGTCAACGCGTGAAGCGCGTCGCTCCTGAATCCTGCGTGACCAGACTTCCTCAGTTGCCTTCTCATCGATGGGAAGATCGGGAGGAGCGAACTTGACGTAGAGAGTCGACTCAGCAGGAAGCGAGATCCCATTGAAGATGGCGATGATCTTGATGACCTCATAGAGACGCTTGAAGCCGGCTTCCATCATGCGCTGACGGGACTTGCGAAGCTCGAGGTTCTGCAGTTCCTCAACGATGAGCTTGAAGCCGCTGTCTGCCTTCGAGCCCTGGCCATCGAGCTTGATGTTCACTGACCAGTCGCCAGCAAAGTCAGCCACCCACTTGTTGACCATCTGGTCAAGCGGCATCAGGTTGACATCCGGCTTCTTGTAGTCCAGATAGACGGTGTCGCCATTGGTCTCGACTGCAACCACGGTGCCTGGTCCACCCACAAATCCGGGGTCTGAAGATGGCACCCACCGCGGAAGCTTCTCGTCAGGAAACTGCTCCACAGTCATCTGCTGTCCAGTGCCACCTTGGATGATGGCATTCGTGAACAGGGTTGGCTGCTTGTTCCAGGCAGAGGCGTACTCAGAATCCGTCAGGTGCAGGTTGTAGATGTCGTTGATCTCAATCAAGTCCATCGGAATCTCGTTCCACGCGTCATCTCGAGGGATGTTGGTGTCGTGGAACATGGCAGCAGGGATGATGCCATACGGATTGGGCTGAGGATTCGAGAGAGTCTCGTTTCCTGACTCATCGACCAGCAGGTCCTGGACCAACTCAGGAGTCCAGATGCGATAGGTGTCACCCTGCTCGGTCTCACCCGTCTCGTAGATCAGGGTCGTCATCTGCTTGAAGTCGTCAATCGCCACCGCGCTGTTGTGCTGGTCGAGCATCTCGAGCACCCACTGGTTCCGCTCTGGTGAGTACTGGACAAGGACCATGGCTGACTTGAGCATGCGCAGACCAACGTCAAAGTTTGTGAAGAACTCGACCCAGTCAGCGGAGTCAAGGACATCAAGCACGACCTGGCCTGCCACATCATCGGGAGAAGTCGACTGCTTGGTAGAGTAGACGTTGATTGTCGGTGCCTTGCCGTTGAAGAGGAGACCGCTCTTGTCAGCGATCATCTTGACGATGTTGCGGGCACGAGGAATGAGCCCCTTCTTGAGAGCATTCTTGCGATGGGTCTGGAGGAACTTCATGAGGTGTTCCTTGGACTCTCCATCGTAGTAGTCCCAAACGCAGTCGGCCTTGCACTTGTCGTCCTGGTCGAACATGTCCATGAATTTTGCCATCAGTGGCTCCTTAGCGTTGCTTTGCTTGTTAGCGGGTAGAGCTTGTGCACCAGGTAACCGGCCGCATCCAAGCAGTGATCGATGTTGTTTGATTTGTCTGGTAGTCCATCAATCCACGACTGGCGTTCAAGATTCTCAGTGTAGGTAGGACAGAGCTTCGTATTTAGGCGATATCTGCGCTCTCCGGCTGCGTTGAGAAACATCGCGTTCATGGAGTTGATGCGGTCACCCACCCCTGGATTGGATGGATCAACGATGACCTTGAAGCCCGCTTGACGGAGGAGGGAGTGACTGGTATCGACCCCTGCTGGATTGCGGTTCTTACCACTCGCATCGGGATAGACGAGGATGGGTCGAGTTGGGTACTTGGCCTTGATGGCCGCAATCATGGCCTTGGTATCGAGCAGGTCAATGAACTCATCAACCGCGTAGGGAAGACCGTCCTTGACGATGTGGCTCACCGCGGCCATGTGCCCGATGTTGAAGTCCATGCCGATGTGGGCTGGCTCGTGTCTGGCGACATCGTTGATGGTGTAGTTGGTGTGGTTTTGATTTCGGTCAAAGCAGGAGTAGACCGTGTGGCTGAAGATGTTGGCGAATTCCCCGTTGACGTAGGCTGCCTGCTTGTTGGCAGGGATGTTGGCCAACCGAGATTCGATGTAGCCCTTGGGAAGGAGGAAGTTGTCCGTCATCTTGACGTGCCAGATCTTGGTCCTGTCGCTCCTCTCCTTGACGAAGCGCTGGTACATGAAGGCGTAGCCCTCAGGAGTCGAGACAGCAAACTGGATGGCTCGCTCATCTTCAGACAGGCGGTTGCCCAGCTCGAGGAAGGCGTTGTAGGCCATGTCGGCAGATCGACACAGGTCCGCCTCGTCAAATCCGCCCCAGGCCAGAGACATACCGTTCATGCGGGTGTAGTTCTCAGCAGAGACGTTGAGCCAGATACGAGAGATCTTGCTACCTACCTTAATGTCGATGTAGTCCACGTAGGTATTCGTCAGTCTCTCAGCATCGTATTCGAGCCCGGTAGTAGGCAGGATTCTCCTCAAGATGGGCACGATGTTGCGCTGGTTCATACCAGCGATGGGCGAGATGATGACCCCGTGCTTCCCAGGAAACCAGGTAGTGGCACATATGAGCGCCTTCCACGTGAGTGCCTCGGACTTTCCTGCTCGATAGCCGCCCACAAATCCCTGGATAGGGGTGTCCCGGTCCATGACGAAGGGGACCTGGTGTGGCATGAGGGTAGGACGAAGTTGCAGGTATCTCATAGGATGGGGGCAGAGGTGCCCTTCATGGCGGTGTCTGGCTCACTATTCGTGGTAGGACCCCTCAGGCTTGCGCCCTGGACTGGCTCAACCAGCCTCACCTCTGCTATTCGTGTCATTTCAGTTCGCTCAGCACCTTGCGAGTACTGAGCAGCGCGTTGTACCGATTGAGCAGGGACTGGATGTGCTTGCCGACCTCGACTGTCAGGAACAGGGTCTGCTGCGCGGTGAGCATTCCCTTCTCTGTACCCTGCTTGAGTGCGTTGTGGAAGTGCGCGAGCTGGAAGACCAGCTGCTCATCCGTCAAGTTATTCAGGTCGTTCAATGATGGTGGGTGCTGAGTCGACTGCGTCATAGGTGACCTTGCCTTCGTGAACGATGGTTGACTTGGAGCCCATGCCCTCGTACTTCTTGGCATGAAGCTCGATGGCCTTGAGAAGATTGTGAACTGGAATGTCGGGCCTAGCGAAGTTCAGTCCACCATCGGTCTCATCTGCGAAGTCACTGAGGATCTTGTTGAGAAGCATCCGCGGCTTCTGGAACCCATTGGCCTTTCCTTCTCTGAAGGCATCGCCATGAAGGGCCTCAACGGTGCTCCTGGTCACATTGAAGCGGTCAGCAACTTCTTCCATCGTGTACCAGTGCCTGGCCATGTCATAGACTGACTCATCAGTCATCTTCAGTGCTCGATAACGGGTAGGACTGCTCATGTCTATTTTCTGTCTAGTCTCGTCACCCGGGCGTGAGTTTATGCTCATTTTGCGTCCTTTTTGATGCGTTTTGCACACCTTCTGCGTGTCTTAAAGGGAGGCACCTCGGACATTGCATACCAGACCTTGACATCGAAGATCGCACTTGGAAACACAACCAGTGAGGACTGGTAGCGAGGCTTGAGTGGACTCTTCTGGATCAGGGCTGGGATGGTTATCGTGAGAACTTCATCGTACCAGAGGCGGTACTCAGCATCGGTGTATTCTTTCATTCCGTATTTATGAGGAAGGGACGACCTGCGAGGGGGAGGCAGCACAAAGGGCCCGAAGGCCCTTTTCTTTGGAGCGAGAATGATCAGTTCTGGATCGCGATCATGCGGCCATTGGCGAAGGTGAGGTAGACGCCACCTGGGTAGACCCATTGCTCGATAGAGCCTTGCGCTGTTGTGGTGGTGTTGATCCTCTTGGGCTTGCCCATAGCGCACTTCAGCACGAACTCGGTTGTGGTGCCGATCTGGGCTGTGTCCTTGGCTGCCTTGCAGGCTGCGGCATCGGCCTTGAGCTTCGCGGTCTGTTCTGCTTCGCGCTTGACCTTATCGGCTGCGGCGGCAGAGGCGGCCTTAGCAGCAGCTTGGGTAAACTCCGCGGTGGCTGGCTTGCGACCCATGGCTATGTCGTCAGAATCATTGCCGCAGGCAGCGAGGGTGGAGATCAGGAGGAGGGCGAGAAGGCGGTTCATGATGTGCTTTCAGTAGTGGGTTGGTATGATGCCATTATACTCAACCTGTGCTTCTTGTACACAACAGAAGTGTAACTACTACTGCGCGCCCATTA